GACATACAAAAATTTCAATTCGAGCAACAGCTTGTGATGCTTTAGTTTCTCCTTGTGATCTGGCATGCTATAATATAGTATAGCAATCCTTCAAAGGACAAAACTGATAACGCGGATTTTATCGATGGCGATGTACGTGGCGATGAGATGGGCCGCGAGTGCTCGATCGAGAATGGTGGTGATGCCTGGAATGTGAATGCCCAAGTCGAACAGACACAACAGGTACCCGAACTGAAACAATCGGTGGTCGATAAACTACACGAACAGGTGTGCAAACCCGGTGTAGTCGCCAAAATCCCGCGTGCCAAACTCCGGGAGCAGTCCACCCTGGTTCGACCCACGTCCTCACCATCTCACAAGATTCGTGAGCCTGAGCTTCTTCGGGAAAAGCGATCGAAGCCGCCATCATCAAAAATAAAGTTGTTAGTAGTTTTTTCATTATCCTCTCCTCAATTAGATTTCAATAGCGTCTTCTTCATTATCGTAAAAATCTTCCGCTTTTCCTTCGCGAGTATCAAATTTCATGATAACTTCCTCATCCATTATTTGATAGACACGATTTCGGAACTTGTCATTTTCCATCTTAGTGGGCCATTTAGAGGCCTGAAACTTTTCAGATGTTCCGTCATCATGTATCATCGTATACCAAGCGCCAGACTGAACGATGCTGTCTGAACCCTTTATGGCGTCAAATAGACTCTCGTCATCTTGAATAGCAACTCGATCTCCACCCCACAAAATACGGAAGTTACACTGGCGGCCCTGGGTTCCGAAGCGGGATTTTTCAAGCTTCACCTTGACTTCGGATCCAATTCTAAAACCATTGTTATCAAGAACAAAGCTGGCCTTAGCCTTTCTCCCAGTAAGCCAAATTCTCAAAGAATAGGTGTAAATCAAGGCTTTTCCGCCTGGAGTTACATATGGGGTTGTTAATGCCTCACTTGGAGAGCGGGTGATGTTTGTCTTCAACTGATTCAATACCAGCAGCGTAGATTTAGTATTCGCAATCGGGATTGTCAATTTTGACATTGCCTTGCCAAGAATCCGAGCTTTTACCGCCATAGATGACTGAGGATTGAAATCTCCTTCCACATCAGATATGGCTGGTGTTAAAGCTAGGGAGTCCCAGATAAATAAGATTTGGTTATCGGTTCCTAACAATTCCTGGATTGTCTCAAGGACGAATTCAACCGAAGTTGCCTGAATATAAAGTAGCTTTTCTAGGTCGCAACCCGTGTTTTCAAGAAACTTTGGATCAATGGCAGATTCCGAATCAAAATAAACAACATCCATACCCATCTTTTGGGCATTGGCGGCAATCTGAGCCGCCATATATGACTTGCCGGTTGATTCGAGACCAGCGATCTCAACGACTTTACCAACCGGAATTCCGGCCAACTTTCCCCGGCAAATAATCGAATCGAGCCAACGGGAACCAGTAGGAATCCATTGCGTAACCTCTGTTGGGTTTGCTTCCTTCAAATTATGGGCAACATTCATTCCTGCTTTTTTATTAACAAGCTTTCGCATGTCTGCTACAGAAAGCTTACCAGATGATGTTTTTTTTGCCACTAGGTCGCCTCCTCTACGATCTCGACCAATTCAATCTCAAACGTGAGAACTTGGCCAGCCAGAGGGTGATTTAGGTCAATTGTAACGGCTTGCTCATTGAGTTGGGTGACGCGCCCAATAGCCTGCTGACCTTCGGGGTTTGTGAGAGGAATCGGCATTCCAATATTCAGTTCCAAGTCTTCCGGAAAAGCTGAGCGATCGATGTGTGTAACTGCGGCAGGGTTGATTTCTCCATAGGCATGCTCCGGGCCAAGCACAACTAGCTTTTTCTCGCCCTCAGACATTCCGACGATTGCATCTCTAAAGCCTGAAATTAATTTTGAATCTCCAACCTCCACTGGCAGCGGTTGGCCGCGGCCATAAGAGCTATCAAATTCGGTTCCGTCTGTGAGTGTACCACGATAATTAACTAAAACGTGATCACCATTTTTTGCTGTCGACATAATAATCCTTTATTCTATATTTCGAGACACCTGTAAGCCCGTGCCTACCCTGCGGCATGTTTTAATTTCCAGTTAGCTCGTTAAATGCTGAGAGTACCTCTGAAGTCTCGGATGATGGTTCATAGATTTCTGCACTTTCCGAAGTTTCAGAGTCGGGTCCAAGGGAACTCATAAAAGTGTCGAGAGTTTCCTGAACCTCTTCGAGAGGCTTCACTTGGAACAGATTATCGAAGTTTGGAATATTTTCCAGCAAACGAGAACATTCTTCGTCGCCGCCTACAACCTCATCACAAAGCGGAGAGGTACGACGACGTGGAGTCAAAGTTGTCTTTGGAAAATTGGCGCCAGTAGGCTTTCCGTATGTCAAAGTAAGGTCAGTACCAGCATCAACATCTGTGATGTCGCCATACTCAGGATTCAAGACCAAATTCAACAAAGAAGTATAGGCCTCCTTGCCGTATCCCCAAATTCGAATCCCCTCAGACTCCTCGCCGCGGACCATTACGGGCGAAAAGAATCGCTGGCGCGGAGTCATATCCTTTGCTAGCTTCAACGTATCGGTATCTTGAGTATCATTATACTCCTTCCAGAGTTGATCCTTAAAGTCACAAATCGGACAATCCTCTCCGTGGTTCTTTTTCGGACACAGCAGGCCGCCGCGCTGCTCTGCTCCAAGATTATAGTGGAACCAATAATCCTTGAAAGGGTCGCCGTCCGAAGTGGGAACAATTCGAATAACCTGCTGACCGTCGCGGGGTCGCCAGAAAGAGCCACCAGCCTTTCCATTATTTTTCACATTATCGAGGCGTGCTCGAATTTTTGTTAGGTCTAATCCCATTTTATTTTTCTCCTACTAGTATTTTGCCTATTGGCTAAAGTCAGAATAACAAATCTCTTATTCTGCTATTTCATTTAAAAATAACAACAACACTGTCATCATTAATATCAATTTAACACAAACACCTTCTGATGTCAAGAACTTTTTGAAATTTTATTCATTATTTTGAATTTGAACGTGGGGAGTCCTCTCGACAACATATGCTATGTCGTAATCATAATTTGTGGAATATACAGCATAGGATATTTTAACATTCTCTTCCGCTTTTGACTTAACTTGATTCATAATCTTTTTAAACAACTTCCCATCATTCTTAAGTTTTTCTTCATTGATACCATAAATATAACATTTCTCTCTCACATTGTCAAGGGAAAAGAATTTTTTCTCCTGATTTTTGTCAGAATCGTACAAGCCAATGGTTACAATCCTGTGTGTGATTTTCGGCTTTTCTATTTTTCCGATTACTGGTTCGGTATTTTCGAACACATTTATCATGTGAAATGCCGGGACAAGAACCTCGTTTAGCTTATCGTGATACCCTATGATTGGGGCACCATCAATTATCTCATCAAGCATCTCATTCGATACAAGATATATCTTTTCAAAAACTCCAGATCTGGCGTATTCCTGGAGAACCCCATACACAACACGCTCTCGAAGAAGTGCGCTTTCACTAAGAAGGGACATGTCTGGTTTTATATACAAGATTGAAATTGGCAGATTTCTAATATTCTCCAAAATCCTAAGCGAAGCACAAGAGACTTTGCCAGAACCGCCAACTATGAGCATGGTCTCTCCTTTCATGCCTTTGAAGAAGGTTTTTATTTTTGGTAATTTTGCTGCTTCGTATTCTTCTGCTGTCTCGCATTCTGGGAGCGTATAACACTTCTCCCCTTCAATGCCCACATCTATCTTGTAGATATTATACTGCGGATATTCACCGAGACATTCCGCTATTTTGCACCCTGCAGTGCCGAGGCCTACAATATTCAAGTTAAACTCCCATATCTACTAGTTGACCAAAATTCGCTCCCCTGCTCACATTAACTTTAAATTTTCCCAATTCGGTATCAGAAAAGATGTCTATGATTCTCGGGAGCTTGTCTAAGTCCTTCTTGGACATATCTATAACCACGGAATCATGAATGGGGAAAGCTATATGAGAGCTTGATCCTTTTAGATAATTAGATACTTTTACCATTTGTCTCAAAACATTCTCTGCACATGTGCTCTGAATGATATAGTTTAGGGCAGTTCTCTCCGTTGATGGGATAACTTTGTTCCAAAAGGTCGTCACTTGGCCCTGTGTGAAGTACTTTTGTACCACCGATTTTCTATCATATACTTTTTGACATAAATGATCGTGACTATCTGGATTATATAACCATGCAAAAATTCTTTTTTTGGCCTCGGCCCTTGTTTGATTATCTCTAAAAACATTTTTGATATTCCATTCGTGAATATCTCCTCTCGGCTGCTGCTTTCCCTGTAGAGCTAATAAGGTTCTCAATTCTGCAGCATTAAAATCAAGCTCCACGAAGTAATCATTCGATGGCTCAATGACGCGACGAAACTCCTTGTCCAGAGTGAGAATGGGAAATCCAGTTGACACTGTTGTTAGGCGTCCCGTCTTTGTTCCGTTAATATTGAATCTACAATAAGGTTCAATATTCCTTAACTTTTGTGCAAATTTTCTATGCTTCGACTTGTAGAGCGAAAGGTTTTTGACGTTTATATTCAGTTTTCTATATCTTATCTCTTCGAGATTCTTTGTCAATGACAGGAGATAATCATAATCTTTGGGCCTCTCATAGTTCTCAAAAATGTGTTCACAAATCAGATTTTTTACATAGCTCATCTCCAAAAGAAACTTTCTAGGCACTAAATCAAAAAAACAGTTCTTATCAAGCGATACACGCGCCGTGTGAAAAGATTTGAGGAAAGCTTTGAGTTTTTCTTCTACGTGGCTCCAGCGGTCTATTAGGTGGTCAGGACAAGCTTCTCGCAGCGATAAACCACCACAATAAATCTTGGCGTATTCTATATCTCGATCTTCTAAGAAATTAGAATAAGACCAAGTGCGAGTCAGGTCATCTGGAAGTTCTCGATTGAACAAGAGATCTCCATTATAATAAATTCCGACACACTCTTTTTTGTCATCAAGTGTCTGAAAAATCAACCTTACCTCTTTTTAATCTTGGCTGTCCTGGTTAGGAAGTTTCTGTAATCAGAAAAAGGGCGATCCTTTATTCCTTTAAAGAAGTTTCTGTTCTGAAGATCGTTGAATGAGCCCTCTAGTGACGGAATGTCACGAAACACTCTATTAATATACCCCATTGCCTCCTTCGTGTCAAGAAGATTCTTCAAACTAATTGAATTTTTTATTATTCTCTTGATTTCCGGCTCGTTAAAGTCCAACTTCTTTTCATTATTCTTTATGCGAATATACAACTCAAGCCATCTTTCGTCCGGATAAATTATATCAACCTCATCTGGAGTGATTGGTGCTCTTCTTTCAAAGAATGTATACAACTTTCCATTTTCTTGGGATGTTTTCGAAATGTCTGGCCTCGAAGAAACAATTGTACTGTATGCATTGTATGCAGCAAACTTCAAAAATCCCAAATCATCGGTATAGGCTTTCTTAAAGTTGGATGCCAAAACAGACTGCAAGTCGCCTGATGCACCGGAATCCTCTATAAACAATTTCATGGCGCGCGATGATAGATTCGCCACAAGTCGCCAGGGAGCATTCTTATCTACATAAAATCCATACTTTTCTGCCACCTTAAGATAGTATGCGTATTCGGGGTCGCTGATAAAGTCTTCGACCTTTTCAATGTCAGAGGCATATTCTGCGTCTGCAAGCTCTAAAGATAAACCGCTATGAGGTAGTCCAATATAGCTCGACATCACAAATGAAGATTTTGTTATAACATTCTTGGTGCTGTGTTCCAACATGAAATCAGAAAAATGCACCATGAATTCTTCGAAGTTTAATATTTTGTCTGCCTTTCTGGTTCTTGTCAGGAATCTAACGATCTTATTCGTTATAATATTGGAGAGACCCGAATATGCCTGATTTATGGACTCTGTTGATTTGTGAACTTTCAGCTTTCTCAAGAATGGCATATTGCCAATTTTTCCAGACAAAATGCCATTTCTAATCTCTTTCTCAAACTCTGCATACGCTGCAGCAATAAAGGGAAAAGTAAATTGATCCCCGGCTCCAGCGATTGGCACCAAAACACGGCGCTTGGGCTCAATGGCGAAAAAAGATGAATTAACTTTTCCGTATAACATATTTTCTGCAAACCAGAAATCTCGTATCACTCCCTTCTTTTTCATCTCTTTGTGATCACGAAAAGCATAAACAGAATAGGCCATTCTAGAATAAAAATAATCTTGCGAATCTAGATCATTCTTGCCAAAAAAAATATCATTATTGATTAAAAAATTATCAGCCATCCTGCTTTATCACTCCCTCATTACGGATTCTCTATATTGCTTGTGGTTCCTGGAATACCCTCTGGGGCTCCAACAAGAGCAGTATTTGAAGTACCAACTTTTGATCCGCACTCTGTTTTTTCTGTTTTTTGACCTCTATCGTTCCTACGCGAACCTGGACCACCGCTAGTTTCCCAGAGAGCTTCTATGGTTGTCTCAAATTTTCCATTATCAATAAAGCTAGAAACTTGCGTGATCAAGTGATATCCCCCAAGGCCCATTGCTCGCGATGGGGAGCCCGGATCAGACGGATTCCCCAACTTTGTCCCGAAACCAATTGGGTTTAAGTAAATATATTGACCTGGATAAAATATAACATTTCCTATCATTCTTGCGTCCATGTTATAAACATCGGCCAAGTGAGATAGCGGGTTAAAGCCTGATTCTTCTGTCACCCTCTGTTCTCTGAGTCCTGTTACAGTTGATCTTGAAAAATTGGCTTCCTTAAGCAAGCCAGAGCGGGATCCCATCACTATATGTTGGATCCCTCTTTGTAAGTCCTCTTCTTTATCTCCTCGCAAGTAATCGGGGGAATCACTCACCAAGTAAAACACCTTATAAAAAAACATGTCATTCGGTGTTAAATTCGTAGGATTTTCAAGCTGCATTGGCTTTGTGTTATCTATGCTTTCAAGCCTAAGTCTTGATCCCGCAAGAAGATCGGCTTTTTTTGGATCACTCATCTCTTTCCTGATACGCTCTCTAATCGGATCAACACCGCCAACATTAGCAGGAACACTTATTGATGCGTCTTTTATTAAAAGTTTTTGAGCCCTCATGCCATCAAACAAATCATCACCCAGTGCTTCGAGGGCGAAATCCTTTAGGCAATCGCGAATAAATTTAACCAACGGATAAGTATTTTTTGAAGACTTTGTAGTGTGGCGGGCCCACCAATCTCTGAAATATGGAAGGCATATTGGAATATCGCCAATATTAATCTGTTCCCACTGCTTTTGCGTACCATGCGGCGCGATCTCCAAGGATCCCAATATTATTGCCATATTTTCAACTCGATTTGGGTGATAATAGGCATTACACCCATCCTCATCTGGAGTTTGATTTTGTTGGCCGATGGCCTTGCGGGCCGCAATGTCTATTAGGTCACCAAGAAAGAAGTATGGGATTATCATAGACCCATCATCTTCTCTAATACCATATTTTTCACCAAGTTGGCCATTCGGATATTCTACGACTTGAGCAGCTAGTGGCTTATCGCCTGGAGTCTCGACTCCCAGCGTCTCATTATATTGCATTTTGAAGCACTGATACCAATCCGATTCGTCTCCGGAAAGTTCATATGCCTCAGTAAAATCATAAATATCAAGTTTTGTAAGCAGCCAGCCCGTACCATATCCGGCGCCGAGGCCACCGTACGCTCCAAGACGCTTTGCCCAAAATTCAGACCAAGTATCTTCGCAGCCACCTAGATTGACAGCGGGATCATCTGCTGCTTGTTGTTCATGCGCGACCTTAAGCTCAAAAGCTAGAAGATTTTCATCAGCCTCATATAGAACCTGCGCGCCTTCAATTTCCTCAGATATCCCTATGTCTTCGGGAACTAAATTTACTATTTTTCGACCGGCTTTTTCCCACACCTCCTCGGTAACTTTTGCATAATAAATTCGGCCAGTCTGCAGGAGGTCTATAAAGATTTTTGTGTGTGATTCAAATCTTGCTCTGACTTTTACATCTTCGATCTTCTCCTGAATGCTCTCGATCTCATCCTGGAAACAACTGGATTTTGCCTCTTCGAGTTCCTTTGTCAGCTTGCACATCTGTCTTTGAACTTCTCCGTCAAGAATGACATCAGCGCGTTTATCCATCATTATTCCATCTATTCTTCCACGATAATCAATTGTTAACTCAAAGGTTCCATCTTGTCTAACGCTGAACTCATGCTCAACGAGAGTTAAAAATAGACTTACTTGTTGATTCTTTATACTCTTTGCTAAATTTGGTTTGTTGCTAAAATCTCTAGCATAGTCTGGATTTGGGGCCCAACCCACTGTTGCCTTTATTTCATAATATTTGGAATCACCTTCTGTAGTTGATTTATTTTCAACAACACCCGTCTCATTCGGGGCCTCAATTGGCTTTTCTTTGTCCTCCTCACTGGTTGGATTAGTTCTGACTAATAAGTCAACGTATTTGAAGCCATTTTCTTGCTCTTTTAACAAGTCATTGAAGTTTTGAAAATATAAAACGAGCTTGGCAGTTATGTCGTTTTTGACAGTTGCCGGGCTAGTCCCATTGTATTGCCAATCAAACGATTTTATTCCCACCCCAGATCTTCCGGCTCCGTGACCAGACATAAAATCACTATCGACATCAGTAAATGTTTTAAAAATTAGAGGAATCTCTGGCCTTTCTTTATCAAGCTCACCCTTTGAGTTATATGAAACCTTAAATAACCTAATCATGGGAACTAGAGATGAGGCTTCTGGAACTGTTATTTTTGCAAAATCTTCTGATCCTGGGACATATGTCAACTTATTGACCAATTCCGAAGGAGGGCCGTCGAGCAAGTAGGTCTTCTCATATCTTGGCATGACTGCCCCTCTTGCTTGATTAAATTCAGATAGAGTGGTCAAATGATAGGCTAGAAGCGCTTGCATGTGAATTTTGACATCTTGCTCTGATTGCTCTATATCTTCTTCCAACGCTGCCTTGGCTTCGGCGCCGCCTTTTTGAAGCTGGTTGAATCTTTCTTCCAGGGCTTGGAGATCTTCCTCCTCCCTTAGTCCGAGGGCGGTCGCGAGGGCCATGGCGGCCTCATATTGAGGTCCAGCAGCACCCAGTAGAAGATCTGGGGGAGCAAGGTCAATGGCGCGGGAGGTGCTAATGGCGGCCTCGGAAGTCGCCGTCAGAATTCTGATTGTATCCGACTCAAGGAGATTGTATGCCAAAATATCTTCGGCAGTTATCTCAATACCTTCGTCTGTGAATATTGTAAGTGGATTATCACCAGAGGAGTGCGATTCAAAGGCGCCCCTTGGGGCGCCGGTCCTGGCTATAAAGTCACTCAATTTGAAGGAATCACTTTTAAAATCATCTAACTCCTGCTGTAATTCGGCAGTTGTGGACACCCTTAAGTTTCCAGCGATGGCTTTGGCCACATCCTTCAGTAAACTGGGAGAAGAATGTTCTGCGACAAGATTCCACGTATCACCCTGTATTAGGGATCTTACTCTCTTCCTACCAATGGCGCCCGAAGACCACCCGTCTGCAGATTCGAGGGGGAGAGCTAGTAATAAATCACTAAAAAATCCCATTTTATTACCTCACACCACTTTGATAATAGTACCCCAGGATATCCTCCAGGGGGAGAGGTATCAGGACAGTTTGGCCAAGCTTAAAGTGACTTTCAGTTGGTTTTTGGTTGTACCAAGCAATGAGCCACCACAATTCTGGGTCTCCATAATATTTTGAAGCCAACTTATAGAGGCGATCGCCGCGAGTCCATATGTGCCTTACTCTTTCTAGGGAGCCCCTTTTCTTCGCCGTCAGTTCATTAAGAACTGGTGTCGTGTATTGTTGAACCTTTTTCAGACCTCTCTTTCTCAACTTCTCTTTATAGATCTGCGCTCCATTTGTTCTAATTATTCTGTTATTATTCCTATTGGCCATACTATATTTTCCTACGAGATAGATTGAGGTTCAAAATATTCATTTTCAAGCGCTATTTGCTCCTCAGTTACTTCTGGTGTCAGATTAGCTGGGAGAGGCTCTGGTGCTGCTTGGCTTGCTGCATTTGCCTCGTCAGAATCTGATGATCCACCCTCTTCTTGGGCTCGCAATGTTGAATCAGCGGGAGGAAGGGCTACATCGCCGGAATCTGCATAGTTATCTGTAAATTCTTCCAACTTTTCTTCTGCTGTCTTTATTCCAAGAATGGTGTTTGCGCTAGTGGCGGTAGATAGAAACGGAAATGAGTCCCTCTCGACATCTAAAGCGAATGGTATCGCTGGGAGGACTTCCCAGTTTCCCTCGTGCCACCCAAGATGATGCTCGTGAATAACATCGAATGTACACTGAAATGTTAACAATTTGGGATACAATAGGTTGGTCATACCAGAGGCTCCCAAGTCAAAATCTGCGTCCCACCACCCCTCTTCTAGATCCGGAGCAAACGTAAAGCCGCCTGGTTTCCCCAAGAGGCCCTGTGATGCATTCTTTTTTGCCAGATTCACGAACCTAAAGCGCAGCAGTGGCGGCTTAAATATGGTCGAGGCTTCACCTGGAGTCATGTATGTCGGATATAGGAATCTCATCATCTGCGATGCTTTGGCCATGTTCTCTCTGGCTTCCACAAGATCTGCAGAGGGGACTTTCCAGCCAACGGTAATCTTTCTGGTGGTGTTCGAAAAAGTATGAATTGGGTCAGGGCGGCCATAGACAGGTTCAGAATTCCACTCTGATACAAACTCATCCGAATAATCTGTTATAAATGCTTTGAATGCAACTTTGCTTGCTTCCGGGTTTCCAAAGATATACTCAAACTCAATGAATAGCTCTTTTTGGTTTGCATATAAATCACTCGGATCCTGAAAGGTTGGGTCTTTTCTGTTTTTTCCGAAATTGGCCATTACCAAATGTGTTCCTTCTGTTTATTAAATAGAGTGTTGATTTAAATATCTCAATATTGGTTTAGAAGCTTATCTAGAGTTTCTGTCTGCACGCTCATCCATTCCCTGCCACCAACATTTAATGATATTTGAATCGGCCTATTTAGAGCACCTGCGGGCGAGGCGGCAGAGGCCGTCGTTGAGGCTGCGGCCGCTGGCCTGGCCGTAGCAGCATTGACGGAATCAATCAGTTGTTTCACTGCAAATACTTTTTCCGAGCTATCGATAGAATTTATGGAGGCGGCAACCTTGGCAATCGTTTGTTCCACTTTCATCAAGCCTTCTAAATCTTTATCGAGAATCGAGTTAATGCTGCTGAACATTTCTGCCACTGGAGTGAGATTGTCTCCATCGATAGCATTTAGAGTAGCAATCAATTGCCACAAATTGTCTGCAATAAGTGGCATGGAAGCAGAAGAAAGGACCAAGCTATCAAGTGCGAGAGATAAACTATCCAATGCAAGGGCTTTTTGCATCACAGTATCGGCGTCTATCGAGTTAATGCTGCTGAACATTTCTGCCACTGGAGTGAGATTGTCTCCATCGATAGCATTTAGAGTAGCAATCAAATACCACAAATTACCTGCAACAAATGGCATGAGGACAGAAGAAAGAACCAAGCTACCAAGTGCGAAAGATAAACTATTCAATGCAAGGACTTTTTGCATCACAGTATCGGCGTCTATCGCACTCATCAAGCCAGTCACGCCAGAGAGGGCCAAGTATATTCCCGCTCCTGCCAAAAGAGATGCTGCGCCTATCCCCAACATCGCTAACGCAAAGGATCCGAAAGCGTACGTGGCTGCGGTGATGACTGGAGTTGCTGCGGTGGCGGCGGCGGTGAACGTGGTCAGTCCTCCCGTAGCAACACCCGATCCAGCACCGAAAAGAATGGCGCCAGAGGCCAAGGCTGGAAACAATGCGGAAAGACCTGCAACAACGGCGACGGCTGCAAGCAACGCTGCAACAAAAAGTCCCAAAATCGGCATTAGCCAGCCACCCATCCACTGATTTAGATCCTGTATTCCCTGCGAAACTGTTTTAATCGCCGGTACCACCCACGTTAACAAGCTTGTGGCGAACATCCTCATCAATTGGCTCATCTCATCCGACAACGTGTTGAATTCTTGTGATTGTTTTGCGATTGCTGCCAATTCAGCTTGCGATTGTTTTATCGAAGGGACTGTTTCATCAAATCCGCCCGCCATAACGAGAGCCAGTTCCGAAACGTCTTTCAGCCCCATTGCTTCAGTCAGCGCTATTCTCTGATAGTAGCTCATATCATCAAAACTTGCTCCAGCCTGATTTGCTGCATCACTCAGGAGTTTCATTCTCTCTACTGGGTCCGTTGTTTGTACCATTTCCAAAGAATTCAAGAATGGGCCTCCGAGGATTGCATTGAGTTGCCCAACCGATTGGGCTGCTCCCTCAAAAGTATCAAATTTTTCAACAATTCCCAACAACTGCGAAACTTCCATATTTGCAGCACGAGCATTAACGGCAAGCTTTTTATACATTTCAGTACTCTGTGAGCCGAATTTTGCCATAGCTGGAGCAGCTTCCTGAAATCCTTTAGCCATCTCCTCTGGGGGCATGCCTATTGTCTGAGCCAGCGTGAACATTTCTCTTGAGAAACTATTTGCCTCCGAAGAAGATAGTCCCATAGCTGCAGTAAGAAATTGAAAATTAGCAGTTGTAGTATCGGCACTGACGCCAAGATGAGATAGCACTGCTGTTGTTTCTGAAAGATCTTTTCTTGATGTCTCCGACATATTTTTGAGATCCTTGACATTATTCACCATCGAAGTGTATGATTCTCTTGCATCATCCATGGTCACACCATGATGATACATGGACGCCTCTAAGTTCAACAACTCTTGCCCATAAAGCCTGGAGGCTCCCGTACTCTTATTGAAGGCCACGAGGGCGTCATCCTGAGTCTTTGCCAAGAGGTAACTCGCTCCGATCAGCGCGCCCGTAATTTCCACTGCTTTAGTGAGTGCTCCAACGGCAATATTTGTGGCAGTAAAGGTTGTCTTCATACTGTCAATAAAGCCATCGAGTCCGCCAGGTTGCATAAGTCTTCCGAGATTAGAAGATTTCCATTTATCACTCACGCCAAGCATGTTCTGGAATGTCTGATCCCAAACTTCTGCTGACTTTTTCCTGTTTTCGAGAGCCATGGCCTCCATGGAGACCTCTTCTCCTCGCAATTCCAATTCGAGCTTGGCTATTTCATATGTGGCTTCTCTTTGGGCACGAATATCAGACGTGGTGTCTCTTAGTTCTGTTAATTTGCCAATCTGCGACAATAAATTAGCAATTGTCGTTGCAGTGGCGGCCAGATCACCTAAATCACCATCTTCTTCAGCCATCTATTTAAGTACTCCTCTTATTTATAGGGCCATTTTAAGCCAGTGCTCTTCTCGAAGTTTTTTATGGATTTATCTAAAACGCTTTTTGATTTATAGGTGTCTGGATGGTCCAGTCCATGCTTTTTGAATGCTTCTAAGTATTTCTTTTCGTTTCCGAGTGTTCGAGCGAATGAATTTAGATCGCCCCTTCTTCCCTTGAACTCAAAAAAGTTCTTTGGGATATGCTGGCCTGGAGGTGCAAAAATATATTTCATTATGCTCTTGATAGTGCCAGCAAACATGGCCAGGAAACTCTCATTTATTTCATTCTTTTTGAGTTCTTCAAGATCTATCTTAATTTTGACGATCTTGTCTTCATTTAGAGTATTATCCAAAGTAAACTCCTCCACTACATTAAATAGTTATTTGATAAAATAAAAGCCGAAAACTAAAAATCCGGCTTTTATTTCTTTGAAGATTTCTCCATTTGTTGCTTTTCCATCTCAAATTGCTTGACTAGGCGATTCAGAAACCATCGCCTTATCTGAATAGGTAAACTATAAGCTTCATAAAATGACCAAGCACCATGATATTTCAAGGTGAAAATCTCTTCGTATACGCTTTCTATGTATTTATCACTTAGGCCAAAAGAACTCCGCATTAAGCGGAACCTCCACATCACCCTCGTAAGAACATGAAGAGCACTCAAAGCTTTGCTTCATGCTAACATTTGGAACAGCTTTCGCATATACGTCCCTCAAATGTTTAGAATCCCTAGCTGGAAGATGATCCACTAGAGAAGCAATTGTGTTTGCATCGTCTTTTCCTTCGACGGATACAATTATCATTTTTAACATGTCTGTCAATTTGGATTCTGGAGCATTCTTGTCTTTCTTGCCACTCATCAAGCGACTCAGGTAATTTTCCTCTTTCACAGTCAACAATCTAAGTTCTACACTAACCTTAAAAACTGGCAATCTCGTCATAATGGTGTTATTCTCTGTGAATTTTGCACCAGAACTCTCATCGACTGTTCCCTCGGTTAGGGTTCTCTGCTCCAAATCAAAAGAATGTCTCTCGACACTCATGCAGGACGGGCATGTAACCTGGGTTGCATACTCTTCGCCATATCCAGTGATCCTAGCTGCAATAAGGATTGCGTTTCTGTCTCCAATATAGAGATTTTCAACTTTTATTCTTTTATCCTTCACAACGCTCTGAACGAATCTGTCCAAAGCGACACCCTTTTTCAAAAGAGCCTTTGAAGATAGAATATCCTCCTCTCTCGCAGTCATATGCTTTATTTCAATATGATCTTGATTATGAAGGGGGTGATTTTCTGAATAAAATCTTCCCTTTGTCGGCAATTCGACAAATTCCGATGGTGTCTCAAATATAAGTGGACCATCGGAGCCAAAAGGAGAAGGAGAAGCTACAGGATCATTGCTCTCCACTTCTTTTCCAAGACCAAGGCGGTCTTTATTTCTAGCCAATATACACCTCTCTTAAAATTATTTATCAGCTTCCTGGCTTGAAGAATGTCTTTCCATCGGCTGGTGTGCCTTCAGGAGTAGTTCTTCCAGTTTTCGATTCGTTAAGTGTTTCCAGAACAGCCCAATCAAAGCGCACTGTCATTGTGATCTCAGTAAGGCCGTCTTCATCATAGGTCAAGTCACCATAAGTAACGCCAGTAATAAAAGCGTTCCAAAGAGTCCATTTCTCAAGAGTTTCACCAACAGAATCAATCTGCTTGATCACTACGCCATTGAGAGCCTTAACTGCTGCAGCTTTTGACATAGTGGTAACGTCATTCACATCTTTTGGCGGAGTATAGCCAGAAGCACGAATGATCGCTGCAGTATTTGCAGCAGCGTCTGGACTGACAGGATCAACTAGTGTGATCTCTACAGGATCCCAACTAGTTCTGCCAGGATAATAAAATTTATGATTCAGAAAAGTGTGATCTGCTTCCTCAACAGTTATTTTTGGCTTCGTTACTGCCTTAGCATACCAAGTAGCGCCATTTTCCATGCCGCCAATTTGGACCATAAATCTAAATGCTCTTTTTGGATCTTTATTTTGTGCGTCTGTCCAGAATGCCATGTTTTAAAATACTCCTTTATGATGTGTATTATATCTTAAATAGTTATCAGTTTTCTTTTAGTCATCAAAAGATGCGCCAGATCTGGTGATCACAAAGTCGACTGCGATAAACTCGATCGCTCTTGCGGGCTTCAAGAATATCTTAGCATACATAATGTTCTGGTCTACTAAATCTGGAGTTGTGGTTGTCTCGTCGAGAATAACTTTAAATTCTGTGAGTCCCAATCTAGACTGAATGCTTGACAAGAGCGGATTTACTTGATTCAAGAATCTTTCCCAAGTCACGCTAACGTTTTGATCAAACAACAGACCTGAAGATATTCTAGAAACCTGCTTCTTGATGTAAATCATCAGTCTTCTAACGTTAATTCTATCAAGTGCGGATCTTTGCACTTGCATTGTCTTCTGTCCGAAAACAACAATTCCCTCGGATGGGAATGAAGCAATAGGATTGACGCTTGCATCGTAAAGGAGGTCGCGCTCTTTAGAAGCCAACTTGTATGTCAAGCCAGCGACAGGAAGCCCAGCAGAACCCTCAGTGAGTCCGCCGCGATTAAAACCTGCAGGCGCAAACCATACTTCAGATTTTGCTTCTGAATTCGCCATCACTCCCAAACCTATGACTGAAGGTGGTACCCAAAGTAATCTAGATGAGATGGTATCCCTCACCTGTACCCAAGGGAAATAAGTGCAGGCATATGATGAGTCAATCTGCCTCAATCTGAGTGCGTCGACCGCCTCTTTTGGAGTACCAACTCTTTCCTTGAAGGAATCTGTTGATTCAGATGATGGCTCATACACGTCCTCAAGATCAATAACAGCGAGCGCATCAGCGCGGTCTTCACAAATATTAATCATGTGCTGAGTAAGCTTCGTGCTCGTAAGTCCAGGAACTGCCAACAAATTGTACTCCACAACTTCTGGATCAGCAACACTATTCAGTGCTTGTTGAACCGAGTTGAATGCGTAGTTGCTAAATTCATTAGCCGTAGAGGCTATAGCGCTGTTTCTGAATGGTTCGATTTCTTTAATATTTAGTCCGTCAAATCCGTTAGAAAGCGGAGTTGTAAAACTATCGTAACCGGCCTCTAAGATAGAAGTATAATCCCCTAATGCGGTTGCGGAAATTCCATCCCTTCTTGATTCTGACTGATAGTATGCCGTTGCGGACCCACTAGTCACCACATCGTCCAAAGAGAATGTCCAAGAATCTGTCAAGGTTCCCTGGAGTGCTGTTGGGAATGACCTTAGAAAGTCACCCCACCCTTTATCAAAATTCAGGCTATCATTGACAGTAATCTGTGTTGAAGATTGTGCCCCAAAGAATGCGTCGGTCGGATTGCCGATTCCACCATCAGATGCCGAATGTCGCAGAGTGACTGTTGGCCACGCTACAGAACATGTGTGCTGTGAGTAGTTTCCAGCAATATACATAGAGGTGGCAGTAGCTTTAGTGTCTGCAGCGAGGGATCCAGTGACGATTATCGGATTCTCGTCTCCCGCATCCAAAGACAGGGAGCCAGATGTCATCAAAACAGTTGCAGGAGCTTTTGGACCCCTCACACCGAAAGGCAGCATTCTGGGGTCTGTTAGACCAGCAGCGACGTCATCTCTGATTTCGACTCGGACATATTTTGATTGATTGTCATATTCACCATACTCTCTCAATCTCTTTTGATCAGTGTCGTATTCTACATATTTATCGCCAATCTTTGTCCCGATATAGTCATCCGAAGCAGGATTGAGAGATAGATTCGTGTATCTCTCCACGTATTTCACCACATTATCTGAATCATTTGCTCTTCGAACGACAACATCAAAAGTTCCATATTGATCGAGAAGACTCGTGGAAGCCTTAATATTTTGTATCGAAATTTTCAAAGTATTTTGGGCGTTTTCGCCAGCGTCCCTAGCAACAATTCTAAACAAATTATCTTGCGATATCGCATTATATGATCCCGTATCCGATGTTAGATCTTGGGATATGAACCACCCAGTAGATGCCTCTTGGTAACCCTTCTTCATGTCGGATCTGCTCACTGTTCCATCATCGCTGCCCAAAGCAACAATCATTGCATCCGGGTTGGTGATTGTTCCATTTGCAACTAGGGTAGCCAAATGATCCTCAAATGTCTCTCCGAGCCAGTAAATTCCCTCGCCGCTATTTAGCGACGATTGATCGACAACATCACCATTTGTTAGCTGAGGATTTGTATTGAAAACACTTCTGACGTATTTGGCGGAATCCGGATCTGTATTGAAAGCTGTCTTGTGAACCACGATTCCTGCGTCATTCTTAATTATAGCTGTGTATTCTGGATTAAATGCGGATCCGTTATTTCTGAAGAGTGCATACGAGCCGGTTTGTCCAGTTGCTCCTCCGGGGCCTGCGAAAGTTCCACTTAGAGAAATCGTTCCCTCGTCCATATACCAGATTGCCGCAATTGCTGCGGGCTGCACTTCCCCGTCAGGAGTTGAAGAACTATTGCAAACAACAAGTGCATACGCTCCTCCGTCGTTGCCTGGATCGATTGTTCCTTCGGTTGCCCAACCGGCTGCGGCGGGATTAGAGGCGATAGGGGAACCAACGAAATCTGGATTTTCGCTTCCAAGTAGGCGAACCATTGTGACTGGGCCAACATCGGCTTTCAGGTAAGCTTGGGCTGCATATGCTGCATATGTTGGGCCCTGCTGATTTCCATCTCTCCAAACATCTCCACCTGCTGATCCTGGAATTGGATTGCCAAAAGTTTCCACATATTCTGAAAAAGATTGAACCGTGACTGGTCTCATAGCTGGACCAAACTGAGTACGGCCAATAAGAAGGGGGCCCATTGCGCGCTCTGCAGCCGGTAGTTGTGAGTTATCGATTTCACTCAGAAAGACGCCTGGCGATACAAATTTGAACTTTTTAACTGACATTTAAAATTTCTCCTACGGGGAATAAAATCCTGTTATACTATAAATAGTTTATTCTTTTTTCAAAGTCATATTAAATATTCTAGAATAGATCTACTTATTTCTTTTTTTAAAATATCCTCGCCTACCTGTTGTTTCTGGTAGTTCGAGGTCATAACTTCCGTCTGCTGGGATATTGTATTTTTCATGCAGACTTTCAAGCTTTTCTTTTTCAACTTCCCTGTATACATCCAGGGTCTGAAAGGCGTTTCTTTCGGCCATCTTTGCGTTATATAGCATCTCCTTGAGTTGGTCGTGAACTCTTTTTCTAGCTATCTCAATATTTTTTAACTGAACGATGTCTTCCCACGGAACCTCAAGAACATCAGGAATTTTTGGCTCTTCTATCTTTTCTTCTACCTCGGCTTCTGGCTCTTTGTCCTTTATTTCAACAGGGGAATAAAAAAAGCTTCTTATTTTCTCAAACATATTCATCACTCCTTGGTATGTAATCGACTTTAAATAGTTTAAAAAAAAAGGCCCTCCCAAATTAATGGGAGGGCCAAGCAATATTTCAATAAAATTGGAATATCACATTAATAGTTTAGGCTATTACGATGAGAGAGTAACCTGCTTTTGGCCCATGACGGTGACATCATCACCTGATTCACAACCTAAGACACTGACGGTCATAACACCACCAGCGGTGGCCACAGTATAATCAACAGTGGATACCATAAGTATACCGTTGACAAATACCTGTAATGAGCCTTCGTCTGCGAGGTAGGCGAGGGCGACATCATAAGTGCCACCAGCATTTACAACAGAGCTTGCTCTGAAGTGTCTTCCGTGAAGTGCCAGAACATCAGCATTGAGTTCCGACACGTCAGCAGAAAGAACACCTTCTGCTGCTACAGCGCGTGCTTCTTCAGCGTCGATGTTACCCTGAAGGGTTGCATCTGCTGCTGCAAATTCCGTGCGGATTAGTGTGCGGTCGGCTGCTGCTGCAGTCGACAGGTTGGTGATGGAAGTCTGAAGATTACCATCAGCAGCCTCATAGGCTGCGACAACTTCGACAAATTGGTCGAGGCTCTCAGATGAACCCGAGAGGATCGCGTCAACTCTGCCATCAACAGCGTCGATGTTACCCTGAAGGGTTGCTCCAAAATCGTTGATAGCAGCTTCTGCTGCTACAGCGCGTGCTGCTTCAGCGTCGATGTTACCCTGAAGGGTTGCGTCTGCTGCTGCACGAGCGGCTGCTTCTGTTGTATCTGCTGCTGCAAATTCCGTGCGGATTAGTGTGCGGTCGGCTGCTGCTGCAACTATCTCAGCGGATGCGGTTACAGAGAATGCATCGAGGTTAGCCTGAAGGGCTGCGTCA